AAGCTCTATCCAACTCCGCCCAATATTGTTCAATAATATAGTCAGGGACTTCCGTAGATCCTTCAGCGTCTCCGTCGAAGTCTAATGGATCGAAGTTTTCGTTCTTACTTGCGTCTATATATTCAAAGGTGTATGGAGGTAAACTCATGTCAGGAAGTCTTCTGCGTCGACCTGTAGCCGTCTCCGTGTAGCCGTAGTCAATAGCATGTTGTTGAACAAATACAATGTAATCGGCTACTTTAGGAAATTGCTTGAAGAAGTCTTCCATAACTTTTGAAGCCTCTTTGACACTTACGTTCATTTGTTCGGCGATACTTGCCGCACCACGTCCATACATTAGTCCTAAAAGAACGGACTTTACATTGTTACGGCGTTTTTTACCCTCTGGGTTTGTGGAACCGTCAGGGTTAAACTCCAAGCAATTTTCATATTCAGTGTGATACAATTTCGAACCAATTACGGCATACAAGTCCAAGTTCTGTTCATAAGCGTGGATCATGTTTTCATCTCCACTTAACTCGGCAAGTGAACGAGGTTCCTGTTGAGAATAGTCACTACCGATGATATAGTGTCCAGGACTTGCGGCAAAGATTTGTCGAACGACTGCTCCTTCACCACGTGATGGAATATTCTGTAAGTTAGGACCTTCACTGGACATACGCCCCGTCTTTGCGCCGTACTGTTTGAAATTAGTGTGAACACGATTATCAGGCTTAGCTAAATACTCGTCTAATGTCATGTAGGTCGATACCAATTTTGCGTACTTGCGATACTGAAGCAAGGCTTTAGCGATAGGAATATCCCATGCTTTAACAATGTCCACGCCTGTTCCTCTAGGACTTCGATCGTCGTTACTCTTTAGACCTAAAATGTCGTAGAATAGGATCGCCAGCTGCGTGCTACTTGAAATCGAAACAGTAACTTCACCTTTACCGTTCAGCGTTAGCTTTTGGTATTGTTGGAAGTTGATAGTTCGAAGATCTTCAATTTCCGGAGTGTATTTTGCTACCTCGTAATTGAACAACTCTTCGGCTTCTTCCATCTTTTGTTCGAACTCTGTTTTAATTTCTGCGAGCTTTTCCTCGTCCAAGGCTACCCCATAAGACTCCATATCGAACAAGACTTTGATCAATGGAAGTTCGATATTTTGATAGACCTCACTGACTCGTTCTAAATTACAGGACTTACATTCTTCGGTTCCTGGAGTAAGATATAGCTCTTGGAACTTGTATAGCTCGTAAGTCTGTAGAGGGTCAAACGCTGCGTACATGTAAGCGACGTCAGGTGGGATAAGACTAAAAGGTATTCCTTTGAACAAGTCATTGAACTTAGCGACTTCGGCGTTCTCGTCCTCTTTAACGTACTTAGCATGAAGCAATTTCAATGAGTGAGGTTCGTTTTCGTTCAGTAAGTTGGATGCGATATAGGTGTCCCATAACGGATCCGGCATGCGAATACCTAATTGCCAGAAAATGCTATTGATATCGAACTTACCTAAATGATACACGAACTGAACACCGCATTCAATCATCTCCTCAATGAACTCTTTCATTAGTTTTGGATCAATTTGATCTCGTATACGCTGCTTCGTTAAGTTGCTTCGGTGGTTCAGTGGGACGTAAATGGATTTTTCTCCTTCGGTATATAGACAGACACCTACAAGATCTTCATGGATTGGATCCTTACCGTTCGTCTCCACGTCCAAGGCTACAATACCATTTTCTATACATGCTCCTATATAGTCATCTAATCGATCTTCGTCCGTAACTAACTCTAATCTAGGAAGTACATCTTTCAATATTCGTTTTGACATTTTGCGAGCTCTTGCGATTGCGTCTGTCAAAGCGTCACCACTAATGTAAGTTAGTTCGACTGAATCCTTTCGGTTGCGTTTTTGGGATAAGATCTTTTGATCTCCTTTTCGACCTTCCCGTAGACGTACACCGAATAGACCTTTTTGCACCATATATTTTCCTTTCCGTAAATAAAAAGGAAGCTACTGCTTCCTAGTTGTTAGAATCGACCGCCTCTGGTTCGAGGACCACTAGCAGTCGAAGGACCTCGACGTGTTACCGCAGGACGGCTATCCTGTCGACTGGAACCTGTGTCCCTACTTGAACCTCTGCGAGGTGTTGGTTGGTTCGAACGTCCATTTGAACGTCCTCCTCGTCCATTTGAACGTCCTCGGTTATTGTCGTCTAAAGTAAATTTACCGTCCACGACGTCCCACATTTGATCTTCATTTAGATCTAAAATAAGGGTACCGAGTAGTTCACTTTTTTCTGGGAAATCGTCCAAAGTAGCTTCAGGATCGGGGTCTTCCGGGAAGAACTCGTAGGTAGTACGTTGATCCCCCTTTTTACCACTTCGAACAATTTCAAAAGGTTGTCCTACAAGAGGTCCGTATTTATTGATAAGCGTTACAATCTTAGAAACATAGCTACGACCTCTATCCCATGTTTCAACTTGATCTGTGTTTTCATTATAAAGCTGCAAGAACAGTTTTTCAATGCGTGGATAGCCCTCTGAACAAAGTGGACAATCCTCAGGATGAAGGCTCTCACCATCTTCACTGATTGCATTACAGTTGATATAGCGACGACGTCCGTCGACTTCTGCTTCGTGGACTACAAAGTAATCCATATCCTCGCCGTCTTCGTCCTCATAAAGGAATGTAACGACCGCAGAATCTCTATCATCTGCTAAACTGAAAAATCCATTGACCGTTCCGGAACTAAATGAACCAGACTGGCTAATACTTACTCGACCCATATTCGGTCCTCCTTGAAAAGTGTTTAAAGTGTTATAAGGTTTAAAGTGTTTTAAGTTTTCCTTATACCTTAATATACACCAAAAAGGTGCATTTGGTAAACCACTCTATAAAAAATTATCCAATTTTTTAGCGAGCGATGTTTTTATAGCACGAACGGAAGCTCGTGTTACGCCAATTTCTCTAGCTACCTCAGCGTCCGTCATTATCGAACCATTTTTAACAATGCACTCGATATAGGCATACTGATTATCCGTCAACGGCAAAGTAGGTAGAGAATTAGCAATGTCAATAGCTGACCAATCTTCGTTCACTGCGTGGTTATAGAATGCACTAAAATTATCCTCTTCCTCGTTAGGGGTACCGCTTTCCCATTGTACGTCCAAGAACCAATCTCTTTGCACAGAAGTAACCTTTAAAGCCCGGTACTCATTGCGCATTGTATTGTTCATTAGACGAGTGACGTAGGTTGCAAAGTTTGCTCCGGAAGTAGGATTAAAAGTATTTAAGGCCTTGTCCAAGGTAGTCCATACAAAGCTATCCACGTCTTGTCGCGAAAAGCTAAAATATTTCTGTCCTATCTTGTGTAACATGCCTGAGTAACGGCGGTACATAATCGCCAAAGCTCCATTAGGATCCACGGCATACAAAGAAAGACAATCACTGTCTGGGACAAAGCCTACACATTCGACAGTATCGTTGACGAATTTGCTAGCTATTCTATTTGTAAGGTTGTTCATTGTTTATTCTCCTACAAGAATTTTGTTTTGTTTATAGTTATATTATATATTATCGTGTAATAAATTACAAGACTAAATCATCAAAATTTATTAAATTTGGACGGTCATTGATGTCCCACTTGTTTTCCCAAAACTCTTGCGGATAGTTCAAAAAGTAAACAACCTTGCTATTTCGAAGTCTGTTCCGTATTTTCCTCGCTGCGGTCTCTCCTGGATTATCTGGGTCTAGTGCTAATACAATAGTTCGAAAAGGTATTTTCTTTAGAAGTTCGAACTGGTTACCACCTCCAACTCCCATCAGCGCTACCGCAGGGATCCCAAGCGTCCAAAGTGTCAAACAGTTGATAGCAGATTCAGTGACGTATAATTTCGAACTATCTTTGAACCGGTCTCTATACTTCAGTACCTCGTAAGCGCCGTAAAGAAATTCAGTTTTTGGATCACTCTCACCGTACTGGTGAAATTTGTGTCCTACGCTACGTCGGTTGAAGAAGACTGTATTTCCGTCCATGTCCCTAACAGGCATTGTGATACAATCGTTCAACTTGTCGTAGCCGATATCAAAAAGTTCAATAATCTCGTCCGTCAGTTTACGTTCGTACATGTACGGATGAACCCATCTGTATTTTTCTAGCTCCTCCTCCGGGATAATGTCATAAGACCTTTTATTAGGTACGGCCTTACGATTGAAGCCTAAATCTAATAAAGGCCTTACTTGTTCTTCTCCGGAAGCAAAATTGCGTTTGAGCCATTGGTTCCCGTAAAAGCCTCCGTCACTTTTATCGAATAGGTCACTAATGAACTCATTCAGTTTTCCCGTGTAGCCACAAGTGAAGCAGTGAACAGTTCCTGCTTCGATAACCCGTCCACCGGAGTAGGCTACGTCCCTACTCATACCACAGGACGGATGCCGCTCCATCCCATTTCCGTGAAATGGGCAAGAGAATTGCATGTTCGAACCTAAACTCTTTGTGCGCCTAAAAAGAGTTTGACCATAATCGTGTTCAAGTTCGAAGGTAAGTTTTTGAATAATTTGTTCACAAGTTGCGTCGATGTATAGTCCGTTGACTTTCAAAATGCTTCCACTCCTTCCCTACTTACTTGTTTTTGAAGACGGTTCGAAGAACTGCGCGCTTTCAATGTAACTGGACTAGCATTGTCTTCCGTGTCGTCATCGTTTTTAAAACCTATAAGTGTATAGGTTCCCGTTGTAACGTCCCACATGTATTCAATGGTCTTGTTATCTTCTCCGTACCGGTTTTTAACTACGGATAATCTTAGGATCCCGTTAGCCTCGTCCCGTTGCATTGTTATAACTCGACTAGCGTTTTGACCTACGGCATCACTCTCAGCGATATGTTCTAATTGAATCGTATCGTTCGTACCGTCCTTCGCTGCACGTCCGGCCTGAACATTTAACACAATAGGAATCCCGTACTTCGCTGATAGCTTGTAGAGGTCCATGGTAATATTAGCGTACTGAATACGCTTTTGTTCGCGACTAGGCACGGATTCGTTCATTAGCGATAACTGGTCAATACCAACTACTTTAGGCTTGTACTTTTGAATCATACTGTCTAAAAGAGCTGGCGTCATGTTACGTCCACCAATCATCATTGGCGTTACGACGACAAGGGGAGTTTCACTTTCCTGCATTAGTTCAATATGGTCTTCGTATTTTTGGAGCTCCTTATCGTTCCAAACTCCTTTGGTAATCGAATTGATACTGACGTTTGATAGTAAGGTATCTATACGAGATCCAACCTGCATTTCACTCATTTCACCGGAGTATAGTAGTACGGACTGACCGTTCTTCCAAGCGCTAGCCATCATCTTATCTAATGTCCAAGACTTACCTTGTCCAGGACGTCCCACAATGACTATCAACTCTTCGCCTGGTAACATCCCACCTAAAACATCGTCCAAGAGTTCGAACCCTGTCGGTACTCCCAGCAAGTCGCCAGCTTTTTCGGCAATGTCCATCGCCCAATTAAAACGGTCATAGGCACCTTTCGTCAAATCAATACCACCGACGAACTTGGATTGCTGGATCAGTTTTTCTAATTTAGGTAAAATGTTCGATACTGCTACACTTGAGTCGGTCTGCATATCTTCAGCAGCCTGCGTCAGTATAGGGACAAGCGCATCATATAAATGTTCCTCCCTAATCTTATCGACAAGGTACTGATCCGTCTCTAAAATATTCAGTAGTTCAAATCCAGGAAATTGTTCGAGGATTGTTTCATCGTCTGGGACATTTCCGTATTCTTTAAAATGGTCAATAATGAACTCATACTCAGGGCCGTAGTCACTGAAGTATTCACTTGTGATCCCGTTATTGTTCAGTAACGCAAGGCTCTTGTCTTGTAAGACTTTATTCAGTACCTGAAGTTGAATCATTGTTCACTTTACCCCCTAATCTATGTCCCTGCACATCATACAATGGATAGAACTTATGTCCAGGACTATCTCCTAGCCATGCTCCCGTATCATCCAAGGTTATGTAGTAGGGACGTACATTAGGATCCACCTTCGCAGTCTTAGGGCTACCTAATAGGTACCCAATCGACAAGCCTATTGCTAAAAACGCAATGGCGCCGATAATTTTTACAATCGTATCATCGTTCAAACGCTTTTTGTAATTCCAAATCATAGAGACCTCTCTTTTCGTAAGTGTACGCAAAATCTAATAATCTTTTGTCGTATTGTTCAATTTCTTGTCTTGTTAGCAGTAAGCTATCAATTAAGTGAATGGATTCAATAGGCTTCA